GATGAAGTATCGCCGAACTCAAACACTACTGACAACTACTTGACACGGACTGCGAGTGCCTCAAGCGCCTTGCGAAGGTCGCGAAGAGGATCAGACGCGTCGTCAACGAGCTCTGCGTCGTCGAACGCAGAAGAAGAAACGAGTCGGGCCACCGGTTTTCGAGGCGCATCGAGAGACCGGTAGCTCCGCAGCGTACGCAGCCGACCCAGAGAGGTCTGGGCGAAGGTTACCGCGCTGCCTAACATTGCGTCAGGAATGAAGAACGCAGTAGAGGACACCCCCGACCACGTCCCACCAGGTGTGCCACCGGTGACATTGCCTTGTATAGACAAGACGCAATCGCCGGCCGGTATGACCCACGCACACCAAAAGGCCCCGTATTCAACGGGCTCAGTCTCGCTCTCAGGCTGCTCGACTGTTCCAGACAGGATAAACTCAATGGTTGGACTACCAGATTGGGCGGTAACCACAAGGTGATTACCATATTGCCCAGCACTGGCCGTCACAGGTGACGCGAATACTGCACGAATCTGCAGTAATCCACTAGTACCGCCAGTTATCTTCAGAAGGTTGAGCCCCTCCGTAGAATCATACACCATATGCGCATACGGGCTTGGTGCATTTAGCGGAGCTAGTCCAAACGGTAATGCCACGGATGAGCCGACAGATGGGTCTGTCCGCGCCCAGTAAATTCCGCTCGTTACCGAGTCGGTCCTGGGCGCGAAAAACTCAACGTCGTACTCCACGTACAATCTGCCATACCCATCACCATCACTCGTACTCTCTTGAAAGAGGGTACCGGTTATGAAGTAAAGGTAGGCTTGTTGCTCCAAACGTTGGTCTGCACTACTGACCTGGCCCGAAACGTAGTACGTCATCTGCGGGTCGTTAGGTCGGTACGTCGCCGTGAATCCAGAGTAGACTGCAGAAGCCACGCTACCCTCACGGGCGAACATGTCTTCGTAATTAATAGTACTACCTGGCGCCAGGGCGGCATCAGC